AATGAAGAAAGTGTTGCGACTTGAAGCATCATTCCCCACAGTATTAACACCACCCAGATTAGCCCCACGGCCCACATCCCGACCTCTATTCTGAAATTGTGACGTTGCCATTTACGAGTTTCCTTGTACCGTTTTGCTGCTACCTGTTCTTGTCTGGCAAACTCTTGTTCTTCTTTTATCTTGCCGTACATCGAAAGAAAGCGCGTGTACAAATCTTTTAATTCCATTGGTGCGTACACCATTGTTTCTCGTATCTTCTTGCTCATTTCCTCCAATTGAAGTTCAACTTCTACCCGTTCAATGGCCTTGATTGCATGGTTTTGGCCTTCCTCATAAACGTGCAAAGATGTATCTTCTAGGTTCTTGTAATGGTTTTGGATTTGTTGCTGAATGTCAAAGAACTTTCCCAATTGCTGACTGACTTCATGCACGATTTGCATTTGCAAGAATTCAGCATCTGGTTCTACTGTTGGTTTTTTCTTTGCCTTTTTAACTGCCGCTGGCGCAATGATTGGTGTGGCAACAGGTTTTTCTTTAGGCTGTGCGCCAAATAGACCAGCAATGCTAGACCAAAGCCCAACAGCCCAATCCCAAAGGCCACGCAACTCGTCAACAGTTGCAGTGACTTCACCAACAACTCCTTCAGCATCGCCTTTAAATTCGTCAATGATTGCCCTGCCTTGTTGGAGCATTTCACAGCCAGACCTAATAGCACTGACTGCACCTTGCGCCAGCATAAGGAGGCTGAAAGGGTCCACATCAGATGCCGATCAAACGTTTAAAGAACTCAGCAGCAGCACCTGGGCCAAACAACACAGCAATCAAGACCGCATAGATAAGCATTTCCATCTTATCCATGCGCTTCTTACCGCTGTCAAATTGTTCACTTATTCGTTCGTAACGTTGAGCGCAAACCGCCTCGTGACTGTTTAACCGCGCTTCCGTTTCCGAAATCATTGCCATCATTTACCCCTTGAATAAGTTGTTTGTTTGACAGCAAACGTGCGTCATTGGGTGCAAATTTTAGCGCTTCATCAATATGGAACAAAGCACTTTCTTTAAGCCCAAGATGCCATGCGCTAATACTTGCAAGGTCGTGTGGCTTTTCAGTCCATACGCTTGGGTCCATTGTGTAGACCAACGCCTTGTCTTTAATCTCTAGCGCCTTGCAAGCCGCAAAATAACACTGAGTCCAATCATGGCGCATATACGAAAGCATAGCCAACTCAACCCAAGGCTCGCGTGTATTAGGCGCTTCAGCCGCAGCCAAGCGATACCATTTTTCTGCTTCATAGTGATTGCCAAGGTGTTCGTATGCTTTGCCAAGCAACCGCATTGCATAACATCGTTCGTTCTGCCATGTTGCTTCTGGCATTTCAAGGTACTTGTTGAGGTATGTAATGGCTTCTTCCCAACGCTGGTAGAACGTCAGTTCACGGGCATGGTAGAAAGCATTGCGTGGACAGCGCGGGTCTTCTTTGATTGCCAACTCAAGCAGTGGCATATATTGCCCACGGCTCTTTGTTGGGTCAGGGTGGTGGCTTACCAGCAGCATATCCGTGTGTGCGTAAATCTCTTGAATCCTGCCATCAGGTCGTGGATATTCATGTACTGGGTGATGCCAGTGATAGCCATGACGGTGGTGAATCTTCTCATAGAAGAATGAGATGCCACAGCCCCAATCAAACTTGTATCGCAGACGAGTGGAGTTCTCCATCCACACCCGTTCAATTTCCTCACGCCAGCCTTCTTCCATGATCTCGTCAAGGTCTAGGCTGATGCACACATCAAAGTCGCGTGGAATCAACGCCAACGCAGTGTCACGGGCTTTGTCAAACCGCCAAGGGCTGATGCAAATGTCGTGAACCACAGCGCCATTGTCTTTGGCGACTTGAACTGTATTGTCTGTTGAGCCTGTGTCAGCAATCAGAATGAGGTCAGCATCCTTTGCCGATTTGCAGAATCGCTCTACAAACCCTTCCTCGTTCTTGCTGATTGCATAAACTGCTATTTTCAATTTCTTTGTCATGTCTTTTCTTTTCCTATGCTATTAAATTGTTTCCGTTTTTCCAGTGATGCAATCCTTAGTTAGTTGGAACAGAAGGGAAAGTGTAAGGCAGACGCGCATCTTCAACCGTGGCTGGAAAGTCACGCAACGCTTGGCAGTATGTATCCCATTCAGCAGTTGTTGTCAGGTCTTTGCGGTAGCGCCAATCAGTCGCAGCAAGCAATTGGTTGCGTTGTGCGCGGAGTTGAGCCATTGCCGATTGCTTTTGTGCTTCAATTTCTTCGTTTGTCATATCTCTCACCTGAATTGTATAAACCCACTCACCTTCAATGTATGGAGCGCAAGGCTCAATAACCTCTGTCAGCCTGTCATGTGGCTTGAACAAGTTAACGTGCATACATGAATGTTCTGTCATCCATTCAGCAGTTGGGCCACTGTCAGGAAACACATTGCTGATGAACATTGCTTGGTGTTCTGCTACTTCCAGAACTGTGCCGTTTTCTACTTTTGCAATTAGCATGATTGGTCCTTATGCTGTTGGGAATGCCGATGTTGATGGCGTAAAGTTTGCTGTGTAACGAGCATAGCCTTGAGTAATCCTAAAATCATCAATGTATCCATTGAAATAATATGGATTGAAATCTCTGCCTATTTGGAGAGGAACATTTGATCTATAAATATTTGATGGTGTTGACCAAGAAGTAACTCCACCCATTGTTACGTTAGTACCATCAATATAGACTTTTGAAGTCCCGCCGTTATTAACCCAAGCAAAATGATGCCAAGCACTATTTGCATAAGTTGTAGTTGTCGCTTTGTTGGAACTACCATCGTACACATTTATGGTTCCGTTTATTATTTGAACAATAAGACCAGAATAAGGAGCCGAGTTTGAATAATATGTATCAACCAAACCCATAGTACCAGACGATGTTCCAGTGTAAAACCAAAACTCTAATGTCCAATCGTTTGTGCTTTTAAACAAGTCAGTTTGCCAAGCAGGATTTGGCGTTGTTAAATAATCACCAGTTCCATCAAAAGATATTGATGAACCACCAAACTTAGACTGCGTTGTGCTGATCTGAGCATTGCCAACAGTCTCCAAGTCGTTCATCTCAGCGTTATCAATGATGCCAGCATTGGTCCCATTGACCAGCAGCGATGTGTTGGTGATTGCTGTTACAGGCGCAACAGGTGGAGCAAAGTTTGCTGTATAAGCAGCAGTGCCTTTGATAATTCTGACGTTTGATAGATAGCCGTTCAATGGTCCAGTTGTTCCACCCTCTATGCCAAGATACATGGTTGCAGTTGGTGCAAAATTGGATGTATCATTTAATATAGAGTTTGCAAGAACGCCATTAACAAAGAAGCGTGTTGTTCCACTTGAACGAGTGACGGCTAAATGATACCAAGTGTTTGGTGTAGGTACTATTCCTGTCGTTAAAGTTGACGACATATAATACCAAGCAAAACCAGATGAGCCTTTATGATACAACTCAAATCCGTTATTGGATGACCAGCAAGATACACCGAAATATGATGATGTTGATGTAAATGAAGAATAATTTACCCAATATTCAACTGTAAAATCTCCAGTTCCAAAACTAAATTGAGAACTGTTTGGAATACTTAAATAGTCGCCACTACCATCAAAGTAACCACTGCCGCCAATAGTTGCAGCACTGTATGGCACACCTGATGTTGCTGTTGGCGTGAATGGTGCTGTTTCAATTGGTCGAGAATTACCAGTAACGGTAATAGGAAATGCGTTGCTGCTGTTATCAATAAATGTGCTTGATTGACAAGTAAGCAATGATGTACCGCTTACTGCTGTGAGTGGCGCAGTTGGTGGAGTAAATGCGGATGTGTAAACAGCAGTGCCTTTAACAATTCTAACGTTTGACAAATATCCATAAGTGTATTGTGAAATTGCATTGTTAATATTGCCTATATATGTTGCACCAGTTGACGTTAAATTAGATGAATTAGTAACAGTAGCAACTAATGCACCATTAATAAACATTCTTAACGATGTTCCTGATCTAGTAACAGCATAGTGATACCATGCCCCAACAACAGGAGTGAAAGTATAATAAATTAATTGTGTATCTCCTAAACCAAACGCAAGTCTAGTTGTGTCACTTCTCCATTGAAAAAGCCAGCCATTACTTGCTCCAGTATAGTTTGAAACCATACTTTGTACTTGACCAACATTTGAATGGTTTGCCCATAGTTCCAAAGTAAAATCACCAGTGTCTAAATTAAATGCAGCATTATTTGTCATGCTTAAATAATCACCACTGCCATCAAAGTAAGCACTGTAATAAGGCGTTACTGTTGCTGGACTAAATGGGCTAAAGCGTTGGATAATTGGGTTCCCTTGTCTAGTCCATGCAAGATTCAGAGGTCCATTATCAACAACGCGATTGCTTTGAGCAATTAAACTAACAGTTCCAGCAATTGCAGTTAACGGCGTAGTTGATGGCGTAAAGTTTGCTGTATAAACAGCCGTAGTATTTACTCTAAAGTTCGAAATATAAATTCCACTAGTGGTATTGCTACCAGGTGACATTGTTCCATTTCCTAGTGTTGCAGAATTTGTTGCTGTTGTACTAGATGCAATTCCATTTACATATAACTTAACAGTGCTTCCACTTCTTACCAAAGCGACATGAGTCCAAACGCCAATTGACAGCGTTTTGTCTGTCACAATAAATGTTGGTGTGGTACTTGCTAAATAAACATAAAAACCTGATGTTCCATTTGCAAGAACGGCAAATGAACCAGTGGACCAATCACTAAAAATTTGAGGTGTGCCACTTCCACTATTAAAACACCAACATTCAATCGTGAAATTCCCAGCAAATGTAAATGCTGAATTTGTTGGTGAAAGTAATGTATTTCCACTGGTTGTTAATATAGACCAATTAGCGCCGTAAGGACTAAACGTACCTTGCGTTGTATTGCCTGTACGAGTGATCGCAAAGTTGTTGGTACTGCTATCCAAGAACGTATTGTTCTGAGCGCCGTTGGTTCCGTTGCCTGGCAACAACATAGACACATACTGAAAGTACGGGTCATTTGTCGGAGGTGGTTCATACAAAGGCCAGTTGCCAGCATTCTTTGCTTGGTATTGGTCGTTGATAGACCAAACACCAGTTGTAGATGTGCTTGAGGTAGGCGCAGCAGTTGGGGAAATGCTGCTACCAATATAGCGTTGAGACATTGCTATCCTTTAAGACGTAATGGATTCGTATGTTGCAACCAATTCAATGGCGCTTGCTGTACCAACAGTCACAACAACTGATTGTGCTTCACCAATATACATTGACAAGGTTTTATCCAACAACACCAATGTTGTATTTGCTGGCACACTGATCTGGTAAGCAATACGGTAAGCAGTACCACCACCAGCCGTTGCGCTGTTAACAGACACCGTTACTGTCGCGGTTAACGCTGTGACGTTTGCAGCAGTAATTGAGTCCAGTTTGTTAACTGTTCCAGTTGCAGGTGTTAGCGCAGTCCAAACTGTTGCGGTTGTAACGCTTGGGATGAGATACGTTGTATTGCCATAAATGGCAGTTACGTTGACGATGTTTGGATTAGCCATTTAGCCCCCGAAAATGATAGCCATAGCGATGGCCTTACCTGTTGAAATACCTGAACCAGCAGAACCAGTTGGACCGACAGCACCAGTTGGACCAGTAGGGCCAGCAACTGTACTATCTGGTCCCGTTGGTCCTGTTGGACCAGTATTGCCTTGGATACCTTGAATACCCTGAATACCTTGCACACCTTGCGGACCAGTTGGGCCAATAGAACCGTCAGCGCCAGTTGTTCCAGTTGGTCCAGTGGGTCCAACATTACCTTGAATGCCTTGCGAACCCGTTGGACCAACAATGCCTTGGTCACCTTGAATACCCTGCGGTCCAGTTGGACCAACATTGCCCTGAACACCTTGCGCTCCAGTTGGACCAGTTGGACCAGCATTACCAGCATCGCCTTGAGCGCCTGTTGGTCCAGTGGGGCCAGCCGTTCCCTCTGAACCATTTGCTCCAGTTGGGCCAGTAGGACCAGCCACCGTAGAGTTTGCACCAGTTGGTCCAGTAGGCCCAAGATCACCTTGAATGCCTTGAGAACCAGTTGGTCCTACATCGCCTTGAATACCTTGCACGCCTTGGATGCCTTGCGGACCTTGCGAACCAGTTGGCCCAGTGTCGCCTACAGTTCCTTGTGGACCAGTTGGGCCAGCAGTTCCAACATTACCTTGGGGGCCAGTTGGACCAGCAGAACCAGTTGGGCCAGCAGAACCTTCAGCGCCAGTTGGACCCATTTGGGTGTAAGTTACTTGTTGAGAAGTAACAATGGCACTTGGAGATTGTGGCGTTGTTGGCGTTGTGCCACTAGCAATAGTCTGCAAAGAGATTGCTGTGTTTTCCGCTTGCCACATTATTTGAATGTAGTCACCAGCAACAACTTTGTATGTGTAGTTGCAAACGGCAATAAAGTTGCCATCAATGCCGCCATGCGCAGCAGTTACAGCAAAGAATGAACTTGAATCAACAACATCAACTCCATTTTTACGAATCCAAACAGTTGCATCATGCACAGTTGTATCTGTTTTGACCATCTGCAATGAATAGGTAAAGTTGTAAATACCATCATGCGCGTATGTGATCTTATTGCCATCAACAATACTCACACCGCTGCTGTCTGGGTCTGTATTGCTTAATGCAACTGGATAAGCAGTTGTGGTGCTGGTAATGGTTTGATCTGTTGTGTCGTAAAAGCCACCCCAATAAGCAATCACGCCACCAGTACCAATTGGGCCTTGCGCTCCCGTTGGACCAGTTGGGCCTGTAATGCTGTTACCTTGAACACCTGTTGGGCCTGTCGGACCAGTGTTACCTTGAATGCCTTGATCGCCTTGTGGTCCAGTTGGTCCAACAAAACCTTGTTCACCTTGAACGCCTTGCGGTCCAGTTGGGCCAGCATCACCTTGAATACCTTGTGTGCCAGTAGGTCCAGTTGGGCCAGCCACCGTAGATTCTGCGCCTGTTGGTCCAGTTGGGCCAGCATTACCTTCAATTCCTTGAGAACCAGTTGGGCCAGTAGGGCCAGCCACTGTTGATTCTGCGCCTGTTGGACCAGTAGCGCCAGCGTCACCTTGAATGCCTTGTTGACCTGTCGGACCAGTTGGACCGACAACTGTTGATGCCGCACCAGTAGCGCCAGTTGGTCCAGTGTCGCCTTGCACACCTTGAGAACCAGTTGGTCCAGTTGGGCCAGTAGCGCCAGTTAAACCACTTGAACCTTGAGCGCCCGTTGGTCCAACTTCACCTTGAACGCCCTGAATACCTTGAACACCTTGCTGTCCAGTTGGTCCAACATTACCTTGCGCCCCAGTTGGGCCAGTAGAACCAGTTGGGCCAACAACAGTTGATGCAGCACCTGTTGGTCCAGTAGCGCCAGTTGGTCCAACAATAGGACCATCATCAACCCAAGTTGCGCCAGACCATGTATAGAGGTGGCCGTTAGATTGGACAATGTACGAATCACCAACCACGTTGCCAGATGAAGGCAAATCGCCAACAGTAGCAACTGAACCTTTTAAAGCAATGCCAGTACCTTGTGCGCCAGTTGGTCCAGTTGGACCTTGTGGGCCAGCCGTACCAGTAGGGCCAAATTGACCACGATCTACATTTACAACAGTTCTTGCTGTTGGCGTGACCGTTAGATTTACATTGTTGCCATCAACAACCGTTACTTTAATGTCGCTCATACAACGATCACTCCATCAGAACGGACAATGAACAACAAGAAGATTACCGAATCATCAGCAGGTGTTGCACCGTTTGCAGGAAAACTAACCAACACACGACCACTGAAACCAACAGGGTCGATTGCGTTGATTTCCAATTCTGGGTCGCTGTTAATCAAGTCCCAAGCATCACTGTCGATTGACAAAGTACAAACGCCATTTACGGCATCTGTCTTGGTGATGGTCAAAGGGATTGTGTCAGGCGTTGGTGTGTAGTTGGCAATATCAAACGTCAGACCATTGCGTGTGTCTTGTACGTTTGACAACTGACGGCGAACTATTTGCGCGTCAACATCTGCGTCTGTCAAGTCCAATGGGACAGGAGCGCACGTTGTTGGGTCAACAGTCGTAAAGACAAGATTCCAATAGGTTTTTTGATTCCAGACAAGTTCGCCTGAAAGAATAGGATTGTCGAACCCACTGACTTGTGCCAGTGTATTCTTATTAAAGATTGCCATTGCAATTCCCTGTACTCAGTTGGAAATCCGTGTGTCTCACGGGCTAATGGTGTCTTGTCTTTTGTTTATTTTAACCACTTACATAGATGCAAGCAATCTGTACCACTTCATCAGGTGAAGAAAAAGTTACCGCTTGACGGGCTTTTGCCACAGTGTATGAGTGATACAAGTCATCTGCTTGTTTCATACCTTTGCCAGCCATGTCGCTTGCACAGATTAGATCACCAATTTCAATGTCACCACCTTGACCGCAGACGTTCAACTTACCTTCACCAATGGCGTTAATTCCAATGCAACGGTATGTGTCATACATATCAGCATATTCAGGTTTTAAAACAAACTCTGATTTGGCATCTAAACCACCTGTCGCATATTCACCAAGCGCAGCAGGAACAAAGCCAGTACCAGTTGAGCCAACATAAACACCAACAATGCCTTTTTGATTGGCAGTTGAACTTTTTGACATTACGGTAATGCAGTCGTTTACAGATGGTGCAGCAAACAAAGATACATCAACCATTAAATCGCCAACTTCAGGCTCATCTTCTGCAAGCAACTGCAAAGCATCGTGACCAGCCGTAAATGGGTAAGTGGCTCCACTAACAATGTATGCAGCGTATGTTGTTGACCCGTTGTAGTACCCAAGGCGAATATCTGCATTGATGGCGGTTTGCATAGTAGATGCACCACCACTTTGGAATGTTCCAGCGCTAACGCCAGTACCAAGAGTTGCTTGGTTTTTCCAACTTGTAACTTGAGTGCCGCCTAAAACTCCATTACCAGTGGCAACAATTGCGCCAATCACTGCACTTGAAGTTTGAGCAGAAGAAGCACCAATTGCGTAACCACCAAATGGCGCGTAAGAAATCACGCCGAAATAGTTTTCGTCAAATGGAATAAAAGAACCACCAGCAGTATATGGACCAATCTTTGCGCCACTTCCAAGGGCAAATTGAACCCATGTGTTGTAAAGACCAGACGTATTGTTTCTTAAACTATTAACAACAATTGTGTCTGTTGTAATTGTTCCACCATTAATATACGTTGTCGCATCACCACTTGCATTTTTACCTTCTGAAAGGTTTGTAAATGTAACCAACCCGTTAAGGTTTTGCCAATTGAATGGGCCAGTTATCACAGGATTGTTTTGGCTACCGCCATAAGTTGATTCAGAAAATACAACAGAAATAGCCCAATATTTATTGTTACCAGAAACAGTGCTTAATGCGCTTGGGTTAAATGTAGTAGACCAACCAGATGCAGTTGTCGATGCCACATTTGTTGTGAAGTTGTAACTTACTTGACCTATTGTTGGTGAAGTAGGCGCTGTTGCTTGAGCAGTGTTGTAGTAGAAATAAATAAACGAACTGCGTGGTCCTGTAGCGCCCGTAATTGACGCACCTGTTGGGCCTGTAGCGCCAGATGTTCCCGTTGGACCAGTGGGGCCAGTTGGGGCAATAGGTGTCCAAACAAACGCTGTGGTAACTCCACTTAATGCGCTTTGACTTGTTTCATTGCCAACAATGTAACCAAAATAATAAGTGCCAGCCGCCAACTTTTGATCTGTGAATGTGTAATAAACAGGCGTACCAGATGTTGAATTTGGTGCTGGTTCAGAATTAACAGTTTGAGCAAAATCCAATTGCTTCCAATCAGATGGCAAAGCACTTGAAACCGTTGTGTAAAACAACGTTGCATAGGTAACACGACCTGTAATTGGAATGTAACAACTGACGCTAAACGTTGGAGAACTAGCGGATGGATACCCAACAACTGTTGGTGTTTGAAGCGCAGAAAAATAAACAGGCGATGGCAACCCGCTGTTTGGCGCAGGTGTAAAAGCCGTTATGTCTTTGTCATCATAAACTTGAGCGTTGTATTCGTTTAAATCTAATTTTGCGCCAAGCGTTCCATCACTTAAAGCGGCCTCGTTGACTTTCATTACACGGAACAATTTGTTGTTCCATCCGTAACTTGAGTTAGTAACAGAGACAATATCACCAGCATCAACTTGGATGCCGTAATAAGTTGTGCTGAATGAAACAATCAAATCTTCACGCGCTTGCTCAAGCATCCTGTTTGCAAGGTATTCCGCTTGCACATTGTCGTTTACCAAATCAAACGTAATGCTGTATTTGTTAACTGGTTCGTTTGCATAAAGCAAATCAGATGGCGTTGCAATATTGATATATGCTGGCTGATCTTTGTTATCTTTGTTTGGAAACTGTGCTGCAACTTGGTTGATTGAACTTGTAATGTCAGTTGCGCTCACACGAATATTGCCAATAATGTTGTTATCATCAAAAGCATACGATGTTTCTTCTGCTTTGTTAACAACAATTGACCATTTGCCAGTTGGTGCGTTGTACGCCATCCAACTATCACTAGCCATCAAAATCTTGTCCACGTTGCTCAACACTGTTTCACCAGCATTGATAACGCCATTGATCTTGTAACGGCGCTGTGTAGCAGTACCACCACCACCACCACTAGGTGTGTATGTGATTGTTTGGTCAGAGTATGTGTTCAACGCATCACGGGTTGTTGTATCAACATAAGCAGTATCAATAGCGCCACCGTAATACGGGTTTGTCATGTAGTCATACCAAACGTCACCTGGTCGCGCACGATCTAACCCACCAAGATTTTGTGTGACTTTAAACGTGATTGGTTGCAACGATGTTGTTTGCGCTTCACGGCGGTAATCTAAACGGACAATGGCAAATGCCAAACCATTCATCTTGCGGTTGCCTTTCCATTGTTGGTCAGGAGGCAAACCAGTACCTGAATGCATAACCAATTCTGGTGGGCCACTATTTATAGAAGTAATTACACCAGCACTGTTTGAGGTATACAAATGAATTTGTAAATAACTCAACCCAAGCGGTTCGTAATAAATAGATGTATCTACGTTACCCGCTTGATCTGTAAGGCTTGCAATGTTAGACCCCGTTGCAAATGTAATAAGTCGATCACCATAGTACATTTCTGTAGTGTCAAATGTAAATGTGCCGTTTTCGCTAATGCTACTGATTGCTATCACATAATACATAACCTTTTGATCTGTAGTCAAACAAGCATCAACAAACGTGCCGCCTAAGTAAGCATCCCCATACACCATAGGAATTGAATTAGATGTGCTTGGTGGAACTTGTTGACGAGTACCTTGATCTTCTTGCGATGGCGCTTCTGCACCAAACACACGGTTTACAACATAGGACAAAGCAAAAGACACAACCATGTTTGCAGCAAAAGTTGCAGCAACAGTAGACATTCCAATGGCTGTTCCTGCGGCAATGAGTGTGGTTGGCATTTTTAATCCTTGTAAAACGTGGCTTCAAGCGGTTTGTATCCGCGCTTGACATAACTAATAACTGGGCTTGTGGTCATTACAGTGCAGCAAATGTAATCAACTATTCCGTCTTGTTTCATCTTCATTGCCTTTTCATCAAAGGCTTTCCAAAGGCGACCGCCAAGACTTCCGTTTCTTTTTGCAGGTTCTACCCACCATGCAAGTTCACGCAATTCAACAACATCAGGACACCAAATATTGTTTGTTTTTATTCCAGCAATCATTCCGTTCAATTCGTCATCAACCAGAATAAAACCTCTGCCAGCAATAAGAGTAAAAAGCAAATCAGAAACGTGCGATTCATCATGTTTGGATTCATCTTGTAATATTTGCATTGGAGATTCTTTGGCATACGAAACCATCATTTCGTAAAGCCTTGGAATGTCAAATTTGCTTGCTTTTCTAATCATTTTTAATCTCTACCTATAAGAAGCCAATGCTTTCTGTACTGCTTGTGTTTGTGTTTTAGGTGGAGAACCAAAATCAAAATATGTGCTTTGAATTTCAGCAACACGGTTCATTGATGTGTCGCCAGCATAAAAAGTCTGCCAACTGTTTACGTTTGTTTTGATACCTGAAATTCTGTTTTCAAGAATACGGCGCATACTAGAACAAGACAATGTGATGGTTGCAATTCGCATTCTTGCCTGTTCATTAAAATCTTCTGTAATGCTCATATTATTGACAATGCCTTGGTAGCGCTTGAAAAATTGAGGCGTTGGCGTTGTAATGATTTGATTGTTTGAATCAAGAAAACCACGCCACATTTCAATAATTGAGCCTTTAATGTCTGACGACAAAACACCTGCAATGTAATCTGGGTCAATTCCTGTTAAGGAAATTGTCATGTCATCACTGGTTGCTTTAATGTCACGCTGCACATCACCAACAGAAAGCAATGCACCAAGGTTGGAATATGTTGTGCCGCCATAAGTAACTGGTCCAGCAGCGTTACAAAATGTGTATACGGCTGCTGGTGCGCCAAATGGACCAACAGAAAGTTTTACAAACTCAGAATGGCGAATTGACGTGCTATTAAGCGCGTTCATTGTTGTCATACGATGTACTCCCTAAAAACAAATGGACCATCCCATTGCACAAAAGCGCCGTCAGCAGTTGGGTTAAGTGTATATGTTGGGCATGATTCAGCCACCACATTAAATTGAACACTATTACCAAGAAAAACTGTCGCGCCTGATGTTGGCGTACCAATCAAAGGTCGGTGGATTCCAACAGAAGAACCAGCAGAATCAGCAGTTACTTTGTAAACGTAGCCACCAACCTCAATAAAGTCACCAGCCTTGAATGTGCCATTTGAAGTTAGCGCAAGCGTTTGTGTGTTTGGCGTTGGTGTTCCATTTAACACAGCAGAAGTTGCAGTGCCTTGCATTGCATTAAACCAATCAAGATTTGCATAATTGAATCTGATGTACTCAGGGTTTTGTCTGTCAGCATTATCAATGGATTGAATAATGTCACGCACTTGTGGGTAGTACAAGAAGTTATGTGGCGTGATGGTAAACACCCAAGGCACTGCCGTTAGGTATTGAGCCACAGTGATGTAACCAGAACGCGCAACTTGCTGACCAATAACTCTACGGTTGTTAACCGTCATTGATTGTTGAATGTCAACGATTGTTTGAAATGACATTTAAGACCTTCCGCGACCAACGGCCAATGATTTTGTTGCATATTGATTTGCAGCCCATATAGCGTTTGAACTGCCATAAAGACGATCTTCAAAACTCTTTGTGTCAATTGCGTTAATTGTAAAGTTGTTGACTGTCTTAGAACCACCACCGCCTGATTGCATACGGTTGTTTGGAATGATTGTTCCAGCGCCTTGTGGAATAAACATCTCAGGACCACGTTCACCAACCATGTAAGGCGTATTTGAATTTACATAACCGCCATCAGCCTTTGCTGGCATAGGACCAACAAATGATGCAGAACCTGGTGTGTATTGACCACCAGAAAACATGGCAAACCCAGACCTAAACATTGCCGTTGCTGATGCTTTAAGTTGAATGGCAATTAAATCTTGAATGATTGATTTTGCAAGATTACTAAAAGACAATTTGCCCGTTTTTACAAAGTTGTCAATGGCTGAATTCATGTTGCCAGTAACAGT